CACTATTGTTTTCTGTAACAATAGAAGCAAAAGAAATCGAAGAAGTAGTTGTTGTTGGGGCATATATTGCAGAAGATAATACAGACCCAACCGAAGATAACCTTTTAGAAACCATTCAACCTACTAAGACATTTATACTTGGTGGGTTTAATGGTATTCAGTTATCAGGAACAGACACTAAACACACTGGAGTATTTAAGAATGGTGTTCCAGTAAATGACCCCAGTTCTGGATGGTATGACTTTGGTCATGACTTATCTACTGGACAGAAAATAACTGTAATCACTGGAGCAAACAGTGTAAGATTTGGTAGTGGTTCTATGGCAGGTGTGGTTCTTTTAGAAGAGAACTTTGGCAGGAATCTATTTACTCAAGTAGCAGAAGATGAAACCAAAGCAATACTTGAATATGATTATGTTCAACTTGCCTACTATAAAGGAACTCAAGGTTCAGTAAAGTCAACCAACACTGAGAAGGATTGGTATGAAAACAAGACATTCAAAGCAGGGTATGACATTTTCAATATTGAACTGATTGATTATTACTATGAGTATGACACTTGTTATGACACTAATTTTGCAGTCAGTGATGATTGCAATGTGGAAGGTGAGAAGTTAAATGTCTCTCTTGACCATGATAGATTTACATTGGGTTATACTAATAATAAGTCAACGCATAATACTGGATATGATATGGAATCAGACAGAACTTATGCTGACATTACTTTGGTAGATATGCTTGGTCACGAACTAGGCATTAGTGGACAGAAGGAGACCTACGGAGAAAGGGAGAGAGAAACATACTCTGCCTATTACATCTGGTCAAATGATAATGTGAGTGTTGGTTATCGATACGAAGAGGACGAACACATTGTAAGACTAGGATTAGAGAATGACGGATTGAGATTCTCCGTAGGTAACAGTTATAGATTACCCAATCTGTACGAACAGTTTGGGGACTCATGGGTATCTGCTAATCCAGACTTGTTACCAGAACAAGGATATGGAGCAGAGATAGGCAACGACTGGTTGTCTTTATATTACTATGAGTTTAGTGAAGGAATAGATTTTGATATGAACTCTTATTCTTATATCAATACTGGAAGTTACATATCCAAAGGAATTAGATTTCAAAATCAGATTTCGCTTGACAAAGGTAGTTTGTTCGTGTATAGTGAGTTCACTGATTCGGATAAACTAAGAGTTCCTGACTATAGGACTAAGGTGTCTTATAAGTATGCAGGATTCAATGTTGAGTATCTTGGAGAATTCGATAAAGGTGCTGACTTTGATGGCAGAGAGATTGATGATGTCAATACTTTCAATATCAGTTTCAGTTGGTATCCAGGCTTTGCCACAGAGATAAAAGTTGAGGTAGAGGATTTATTGGATAACAAGTATGAGTTCATTCCAGACTACAACTCTGGGGGACGCAGACTTAAACTTAGTTTCAACACTATATTATAAGGAGTGATTATGGTTGGAAGAAAGAAGAAAGTAATCTCTGAGGATTTACCCTTCGAGGATTACGATGATAATTCTGCATTGCACTGGCAAGATACTGATGAGTATTTTGACCAAATCGGTGTGACAGAAACTTATCATGAAACTACGAGGTATGACAATGACTGGGACTAGCACTTATCTTGAATTGACATACGACCAAATCGTAAACATCTTACGAGAGAATACTGTTAACCTATCTTTTACTAAGGTGAAAGATGGTGGTGTTCGTGAGATGAAAGCAACTCTGAAGTCAGAGTTAATACCGTCTGAGAAGAGACCTAAGACAGAAGGTTCTGAAACAAAGAACGAATCTGTTGTAAAAGTCTTTGACTTAGACTTGAATGAGTGGAGAAGTTTTAGACCAGATACACTGTTGACTTTTGTCGCAGTCTAAGATATACTATATAGTATATTATGTCTAAGAAACTGACCCCTGCTGAAAAGGCAAAAGCAACTCGTGATGCCAAACTATCTAAGGCGATGGAAGACCTTGGGTTTGAGAGAAAGAAAGTTACTCGCAAACGCAAACCAATGTCTGAAGAGCAAAGGAAGGCTGCATCTGAGAGACTTGCCAAAGCAAGAGAAGCAAGGGGAATGGATGGTAGTAAATCTGTTCACCCTTCTCTTCTCGACATGCCAGAAGACCATTGGATACACTGGAAGAAAGTAAAGGGATGGTTAAAGGAGTGCGAAGCACAACTTAAAGGTATAAGGAGTTATAGGACATCTAGTAGTTCCAAAGAACGAATGGAATATCAAGACCTTTCAACTTATATACATAATATGAAGAAGTATTTAACACACGGTGTGTGGTTAGACTTCAGATACGGTGAGAATCGTGAACATAGAGTTCAGAAAGTCTGTTTGGCAATGGCATACGACAAGGATGGTAATCCTAAAAGGAGTTACAATACTTGGTATCCAGACATTGGCACAGTATGGACAAAAGAACTAGAAGAATTATGGGCAGAAGAAGATGAAGGTTGATATGATTATGGGTGGAGTGGATAGCAGTGGTGATACTGCATCCTTTCTATCAAAGAAAAAGTTTTCTAAAATGATTGAAGACACTGTAAGGCAGAAAGTAATGACTTACATGGATGCAGTCATTTATTTGTGTGAAGAGAACACAATAGAAGTTGAGGATGTAAAGAAGTATATCTCTACATCTATCAAGGAGAAGATTGAGTTAGAAGCAATGAATCTCAATTTCCTTCCAAAATCTGGGGAGTCATTACCAGAATAAAAACGCTTGACATTGCATACCCATTAGGGTATAATACACAACATTATATTATGAATAAAGTGGATACACATAATACGCAAAAATACGGAGAATACATATGTCTTTTGCAAATCTAAAGTCTAACAGAACTGATGTTAGCAAACTCGCATCTGCAGCCGCAGAGATGTCTGGTACTAAGCAGACTGTAAACAAATACGAAGACCTACGATTCTGGAAACCTACTGTCGATGAGAGTGGGAACGGTTTCGCACAGATTCGTTTTCTACCACAAGGAGAAGGACAAGACTTACCATGGGTAAGATACTTTGACCATTTCTTCAAAGGCCCAACTGGGCAGTGGTATGTGGAGAAGTCACTGACTACTCTCAATGAGAAAGACCCTGTGAGTGAACACAATAGTAGATTGTGGAACTCTGGGATTGAGGAAGATAAGGAAACTGCTAGAAAACAAAAACGCAGACTTCACTATGTTTCCAACATCTTGGTCGTGAGTGACCCTGCTAAACCTGAGAATGAAGGAAAGGTATTCCTTTATGATTACGGTAAGAAAATCTTTGACAAGATTATGGATAAAATGCAACCTGAGTTTCCAGGCGAAGAACCAGTCAATCCTTTTGACTTCTGGGCAGGTGCAGACTTTCAATTGAAAATCCGCAATGTTGCAGGTTACAGGAACTATGATAAGTCAGAGTTCAAAGAACCTTCTGCACTCTTCGAAGCAGACGAAGCAAAACTCGAAGCAACTTATAACTCTTTACATGAAGTAACAGAGTTCACTGACCCTAAGACCTACAAGTCTTACGATGAACTCAAGTCTCGTCTTGAGGTAGTCCTTGGTCAGGCAACTGGTGGTGGTTCAACTGTCAAGAATGAATCACTCAATAAAACGGCAGAAGCAGTCTCACCTAGAGAAGCAGAACCAAAAGTAGTTCCTTCTGCACCAGAACCAGAAATCACATCTAAGGATGATGATGATGACACTCTTTCATACTTTGCTAAACTAGCAAACGAAGAGTAAAGAAATACCATACATTTGGGTATGGAGTTTGACCTACTTACAGGTCACCAGACTTTTTTTGAGGGGGCTTCAGTCTATAAACCAAAGTCCTCTCACCCCTTACGCAGGTGCGTAACTTCTATCCATACTATCCATTGCGGATGGTGTATCATCAAGTAAAGCAGTATTCGTAGAGTTCTGAACATTAATATTAGAACCACCAAAACTTCCTGTCTGGTCAAATCTCATTTGTCTGAGGTTTGCAAGTTCTAACTCTAAATCATTTCTTCTATCTAGTGATTTGTCGAATGCTTTATCTCTTTCATCCTCTGACATTCTAGCAAATCTACCTCTACCTTGTTCACCCATCTGAATTAGGTCGAGTTTATTATCGTGTAATCTTTGTGCTATCTCTGCTTTCTTAATCCTCTCATCTAATTCTGCAACGGTCATACCACCAGGCTGTTCTTCAGGTATGGTTTCTTTTGGTGCTTCTAACTTGACTGGTTGTTCTTTTAGAGGTTCAGGAGCAGTAGATTCTGTTTCATCTCCACCACCGAATCCAAAGAAATTTGCAATTGCACTACCTACTGCACTAAACTTCTCTTTAATAAAGTTTGTGATAGCATCGAAGATACTTGTTATACCACTGAAAATATTCTCTGCAAAGTTTTGAAAAATATTACCGTCACCCTTAAAGAGATTTAGGAAGGCATGGAACGGCGCCATGAATCCTTCGAATATCATTTCTCTGAATGAGAATGATGCTAATGCTTCTTTGACTCCATCAAACCCAAGAAGTCCTGCTAAGAAACCAACAAGTCCTTTTGCTAAGTCTAAAAGACCACCAACAAATCCTGATACGACTCCACCTACAAATCCTGCAAGACCTGCTGTTAGTTTTGCAAATATTCCCCCTTCTTGTTCCTTAAATCCTCTGAATGCACCAAAGATACCATCAACAATAGAAAATATTGCCAGTACAATAGGCCCACCAAGGAATTTACCTAGTCTCTGGAAGACACTAAAGAATGGTTTTACAACCTTTCCTAGTTCTGCAAGATACTTACCAACCTTTCCACCTTCTTTTGCTATTGGAGTAAAGGCATCAAAAACACTTCTAAAGTTTCTAAGTTGACTACGAATGACACTGAAACTGAGGAAGAATGCCTTGAAACTTCTTCCCATTTGTCTGAAACTATCACCGACTCGTTTTATAAAAGCAAAGAAATCAGTAAGAGGTTTGACCAACCTACCTAAGTATTGGTTACCTCGTATAAACTTTCCTGTTCCTGCCTTACGAAATGCATCTGCAACGGCATCAAAGAATCCTGTGATTGGTCGGAATAATGCACTGACTCTAGCACTGAGTCCTTTCTTAAATGCGGTAATTCTTCTACCAAATGCTTTATCTGTTAGAGCAGTTAATAGTTTGAAACTGTCAACGATACCTGAAATGACACCTGCAACCAGTCCAGTGATAGCAAATAGGATAGCACCAACGATACCAAGAAAACCGAATCCACCTGCATCTTTACTCATCTCACCTATCTTAGATGAGAAGTCATCACCAGATACTTTCTTCCTTTTCTCTTCTCGTTTATCTTCTGCTTCATCGAGGTCATCCGCCTTCAAGGACTTAAAGTAAGCACTAAAAGTCTTGTTGAGTGATATCAACTGCTTAGTATTTTCCTTGGTATCAGAACGAGTAATATCGTTCTCTTCACGAACTACCTCAATCAGATGTCCTATTGTTGCTTCTGCCATCAACTATACCTTGCTTTTTCCTGTTTCATTCTCTCTTCTTCTTTCTCCAAGTGTGCAGTGAGGAGTGTTAAATATATCTCCCTTTCCCACGGTTGCATATGCTCTATGTCATATAACGAATAATGAAAGTGTTGCATCAATGCAAAGTTTGTTTGAAAATGATTAAACAAACTATCGTGCGAAAGGCACACTAAAAAAAATCTTGAAGTCCCTCTAACTTCGTTTTGTTCTCATGACCGCAATTGGAACAAGTAAATTCTACATTTTTTCTCATTACTGGAACTGTGTTAAAGAATTCACCAATCTTTGCAAACTGTGCATTGGTCATTGAATCAATAAACTCATTCAGTTCCTTTTTACTCACTTCAGAAACAAGATGGTTTTCTTCTTCGGTCATAATAGAAACCAAACATTCTGATAACATTGCGAATCCAAATTCTGCTTCACTCATTCCGTCAACGAAATGATTAACAAACGATTCATATGATGGATATTTCATTTCAATTGAAATATTATCTGTGATTGGAATGATAGTATCAACTTCTTCTTTCTCTACTTGTGCTTGAGTCAAGTCGATAGTCTGTTCATTCTCATGTTCACAACTCTCACATTTAATTTTAATTGTTGCTGTTTCACCCACAGACTTTGCTCGTATCTGGGTGAACATATATTCAACATCAAATGTAGATAAATCCTTTGGGTTTATCTCATCATATACGCATGAGACAACAGTATCAACCATTGCTCTCATTGCTAGTTTCTGGTCTTGTTGCTCAAAAGCATTCAGAAGAACTTTCTCTTCTTTAACCAGATAAGGTCTAAAGGTGACCGTTTGTTCCGATGAAGGAATAACAAGTTCATACTTTAGGTTTTCATTCAACTTAGGTAGTGCCATAATTTTATCCTATGCTATATTAATTTTCGAATCAATTGTCCTGCAAGACCCTCAACGAGTCCACTGGACACATCTCCTTTTTCGGACTTCCAGTCCTTATATGATAACTGCACCCCAATTTCTAATATTCCGTCAGGGTCGTTATTATATTCAATTGCCTGTAATGTTGTTGGATAACATTCTTCCAATGTACATGTATAAGCAATCTGGTCACCAAATACCGCACTGAGGTCAAACTCACCTTGTGCTAGGTCGATTGGGCCTAACCTTGGGAGTCTTCCTCTGATACTTGATGGTATCTTTCCTGCATCAAAGATTTGTCTTTTCTTGATAGGAAAGGATGTTCCTTTTTTCAATGCCTGTAATGTTACAGGATATGTGTATTCTTTATAGTATCCTATTGTATATGTATCTTGGTCATGTGCTAATGATTGCCATGCTTCGAAGTATTGTCTTACTCCATAATCATTCATGGCATAAAATGTTAGAGATACATCATCTGTAACATATCCATTTGCTACTTTCTTGACCACAGTTCCGATTGTTTTTTCTGTAGACTGTACTTGTCGGCCTGGGATATTCATTGCTCGACATAACATATTCAGTTCTCTTGGATTACTACCACCAAGAGGTGCGCCTGCTATTCTGGGCAGGGTAACCTTAAACAAGTTCTGGGCAGAGAATCCACCTGCTCTACTTGCTTGTGATTTGAAATCATCTATTCTACTAGTCATTAGTTACCTATCATTTTTCTAGAGTCACTGAATACTTTCTGTGAACTTGCTTTACTCCAACTTGCAGTCGGTAAGAATGTAGCAATCTCCCACTCAGGAGCAGGGACTTTAGCAAACTTACTCTTGACATGTTCAGTCAGGTAATGCTTATAACATGGTGCAAAGTATTTCATCTTAGACGCATTCTTTAATGTTTTATATGTCAAATCAAACTTTGAGTTATCTGTAATCTTTTTATCTGCAATATCCATCAAAGCATCTAGGAACTTTGCTCGTAATACTGGGGGTAGATAATGGATATTCAATCCATGAAACCCACCCTTGGCAGGGCCTACTATGATTGCCAGAGGAAACTTATCGTAATACGGTAAGGTATCCTTTGTCTTTGGGTCATAGAAAAACATCTGCATAGACCCAACAATCTGCCTTGCACCTGTCTTCAATGGTTCTTCTTTCATCAAGTCTTCACGATTAATAGAACGAAGATTCGATGCTTTCTTTCGAAACCATTCACGAGATTCCTTAGTACGAGGAGTTATCCCTGCACGGAATGCCTGTAATTCTAATCTTTGAAATAGATTACTCATGCATCTATTTATACGGTTTCTTGAAAGGTTTTAACGGTTTTGTTGATTTTGGAATAAGACTTTTTAACGGTTCATTCTTCTCAGTCCAGATAACAAACTGATATCCTTGGTCTTTTGCATAGTCAGATGCATATTCCCACTTGTTCATATTCTTGACATATGTCATTGCTTCTGATATATATTTCTTTGTTCTGCGTTGTCCCTTGGGTTTTTGAGTCTCTTTGTGAGGTTTTATCTCTATCAAAAAGGTTTTTCCATCACGCATTGTTATTTTCAAATCAACAAAATATCTGTGCCATCTCTTGTCAACTTCATATAAGTATGGTATAATGGTCTCTTCGGATGACCATGTTTTTACATTATTATTGTCATCACACCATTTGAAAGCATACTTTTCCCATAGAGAACGGTAGATGACATTCGTATGGTCACCCTTATACTTCTTTGGATTTTTTACTCTATATCGTCCTGAATATGCCATAAAAACCTTATAAATAGATTCATAGATAAACCTATTTAGTAGAGATTAATATGTCAACAGAAGGTGTAAATACTGCCAAAAAGAAAGTAGACTTAGAATATCCTATCCATAATGTACAAGATTATGGTGGTCGGATTAAGTTTTCTATTCTACAAGATGACCCAGTAGACTTCAACGAGATTGCTGAAATTGGGAATAAGGCAGATAATGCTGTTGCTGAAGCAGTGGGTGCTGTTACTAACGAAGAAAAGAGTGGAATGTTTGATTCATTCAATGGTTTGATAGAATCAACATTTAAGAACAGAACACCTAAATTAGCAGACCCTAAAAGAGAAGTATCTTTATATTTACCTATTGGTTTACAATATAGAGATAATGTCGTATACGAAAACTTTGACATGATGAGTACAAAGGTTGCGGCGATTGCAGGTGGTGCATCTGCTTTAGGAAAAACTGCATCCGAAGGTTTATCAAGTGGTGCAAGTTCACAACAAGCAAAACTTGCCGTACTAGGATTACAATCAAAACTTCCTGCCGAAGTAGCAGGAGCAATTCGTGAAGGTGGTCAGATTACCACTAACCCAAACACTCGTGCCTTGTTCAAACAAGTAAACATTCGTGAGTTTGCATTTCAGTTTAAGTTTATTCCACAATCAGAAAGAGAAGCAGAAGAAGTAAAAAACATTATTCAGTTCTTCCGTGAAGAGTTATATCCTACAGAAATCTTTGATACTATCGGTGATACTAAAATATCACTGGGTTATAACTTCCCTAATAAGTTCCAGATATCTGTAGAGTATAATGATGAACATGTTGCTACTAAAATCAAACCTTGCTTTTTGCGTGATGTTGGTACGACTTATAATCCCCAAACAATGGCAATGCATAGAGATGGTAGTTTCTCTGAGATTGAAATGACTTTGAATTTCCAAGAAACAAAAACATTGTCTCGAACTGACATTCAGGAAGGTTTCTAATGGCAAAGTATTTTCAGAATTTTCCAACAGTAGCATACAAATTTGGTGATAATGAATCACCTGTATTATTTAATAATCTATCTGCGTATGTAGATATTGTTGACCAGATAAAAGATAATGTTTCTTTTTATAACAAGTATACGATTCAAGCAGGTGACCGTCCAGATACTCTATCATACAAACTATATAATACGGTAGATTATTATTGGACATTCTTTTTGATGAATGACCATCTGCGTATCTCTGGATGGCCTATACCTAATTACGATATCCTTGACTCTGCTAAATCCAAGTATCCATATCGTATGGTTACAACAAATACAGATATCTCAACAACCTTTCCAGTAGGACAAACTGTGACAGGTAACACTTCAGGAACAATTGGTGTTATTAAAAGAAAGATATTAGAACTAGGTCAATTAGTAATTGACACTGGAGCAGAACCCAATTTAGATAACTTTGGTTCTACCGAAGTCATATCATATACTGATACTGATGGAAATATCCAGACACTTACGGCAGTAAAAGAATCTGAACAATACAATGCGGTGCATCACTATGAAGATACGGATGGTGTACAACAAGACATAACTTTATTTGATTTTGCTAATCCATCACCATTGCTTACACCAATCACTTACCGTGATAGACTCGAATCAAGAAACGAGGAATTGAAAGAGATTATTGTATTGAGAGAAGATGCAGTTGCTCAAGTTGTATCTGAATTCAATAAACTTATGAGACAATAGAATGTCTAACACACAGTCACAACAGTTTAAGTTCACTGAAGCAGTAATTAGTGCTGACAGATTATTTAGAACTAAGTTCGATGTTCGAACTCAGATTGCTGAACTGAACATATTCGAAACCCTAGACAAACCATATCTTACTGGACAGATTGTTATTAACGATGACAAAGGTGTATTCGATAAGATAAACTTTCAGGGAACTGAAAGAATTAAGATTACTTGTGCTACCGTAGATAAATCTTTGACTCCAGTATTTGAACGAGAGTTTATTATGTCTGGTATTGAAAAGGTTACCAAGGCAAACGAGAATGGTAAAGGTAGTGTTTATGTATTTAATTTGATTGAAGAACATGCATTTACTGCTCGTGCAAAGAAAATCAGTAGGTCATTCAGAGGAACTATTGATAAGATTCTGACTAAACTGATTGCCAAAGAGATGAAGAAGGATATCGATTTATCATATCTTTCTGCTCAAGAAGCGGTTCAGGGTGGTATTACAGGTATTATTCCAAACATGACAGTCATGGATGCCTTGCATTGGTTGGTCAATAGAGCAACTACAGAGAACGGTTCACCTTATTTTTGTTACGCATCAATGCATGACGATAATATAAGACTGGGTGATTTAGATAAAATGTTGACACAGAAACCATTTAATTCTAAATTACCATATGTCTATAACCCTGCTAATGTGGCAACCCAAGAAGATGCAGGGGAAAGACAGAAGAGTTTTACTATTGCAGGAATGAAAACTGCTAGAATGGGTAACACTTTGAAGTTAGCAGAAATGGGTCTTACTGGTGCGTCTTATTGTAATACCAATCTAAATACTGGTCTTACCTTTATGGAACACTATAGTTTGACCAATACTTTGGATAGACTAAACACACAAGAAATAATTCAAAAAGGCACAGAACAGAATGTATATGATGATGACTTCTTATTGAATGGTCAACCTCTTGGAGACTTAGAGGGAAGAAGATTCCATACAATAAATTCTACTGGCACATATGGTAGAGAGAAAGCATATAGTGATGAGTTTCTAGAGCATAAGTTTATACACAAAGTAGAAGCACCTGCACTGAAGTCTGCATTAATGAAGAATCAATTTAATGTTGTAGTTCCAGGCGTAGGGTTTATTGTTAGTAAAGCAAGTGTTGGAGACTTAGTTCGTTTAAGGATTATTAACGATAATACAGAAATGGGTAAAACAGAAAATGCAGATACATTACTTGATAAAAACAAATCAGGTGATTTTCTTATTTTCGATACAAGACATATTTTCCGTGATACTACCCACAATGTATCAATGAATGTAGTGAAGTTGGCAAGAGAATCATGAGAGCAATACCTACAGAATATTACGGTGATGAGTCACGATGGTTTATTGCAACTGTCGTAGACAATGCAGCCCCTGATGGATTTGAGGGTAGATTTAAGATTCGTATCCATGGATTGCATTCTCTATCTACTGTAGATATTCCAGAAGCAGACTTGCCATGGGCGCAATGTGTCCTTCCAACAACCGAAGGTGGTGTATCTGGTATAGGTAAAATGCCACAACTCATGCCTAATGCATTGGTGTTTGGTATGTTCATGGATGGTAAACATTCACAGACACCTTTGATTCTTGGTTCGATTCCTCATATAGAATTTCCTACACAAGTACAATTAGGACAAGCAGAAGAAGATGTCGGTGTACAAACACCAGAGAACTTCTTTAAGAAAATAGTTGAAGCAGTCAAACCAAAAGAGGTTGATGTTCAGGATACTAATTCAGGTAACATTAATAATCTTGTAAAACTTGCAAGGCAACAAACTGCGATTCGTTTCTTTCTGAATATTGGTTATACCTTGAAACAATCAGTAGGAATCGTTGCAACATTATCTCATGCATCTGGAATGAGAACTGGAGAGAATGTCCAGTCCAGAGGACTTGCTAAATATAGTGTAGCAAGATTTACAGATTTGAAAAGATTCGATTCATCGTTCCTATCATTTAATACTCAGTTAGCATTTATTGCATTTGAATTAAGAGGAACACAGAAGACTGCAAATATCCGTGTTCTACAATCAGAAAGATTGGAAGGTGAAAACGGTGTCCCACATATCTTCTCTAAGTATTATATCAAAGAGAGTGATGCATCATTTATTAAACAGTCTGAACTTGAAGCACGAAGACTTATGGATAGGACAACATAATGGCACTGGATAAAGAAACACTAAACAATACTCTTGCCGTTCAGAAGAAAGCAGAAGGTGCTATCAAGACTGGAACAAAAGAAATCACTGTTGACGGTCTCAAAAAGAAAGTATCTTTACCCCAAGTAGAGGGTAATACTGAGATACTTGGTAACGCACTAAATCTTCAAGACGAAAAATTTGCAAAGACTGCAACCAAGATTGGTGGTAAAGCAGGAGAAGTTCTGGGTGGAGTAGAGACTCTAGGTGTAGAAAAGTTTGGTGCAGATGAGATTACTACAGGTGCAATCGGTAAACTTACTGATAAGATGCCAGATATTAAAGGACTCAAGACTCCAACTTCTGCCCCTGTAACTCTTACTGGATTACCTACACCAGAAAAATCGTCTACTATTGAAGCAATCAGTAGTGGTAATGCTGAAGGTATAGCAGAAGCAGTAGCAGTCAGTAAAGATAAGTCATCCAAGACTCTTGGAGAGATATCTGCTTTCTCACAGACTATTGCAGACGCAGACGAACTATCTGCAATCACTGCACAACTCCCATCTCCTGACCTTGGAGACATTACAAAGGTTGTAGAAGATATATCTCCTGTTGCTGAGATTAGTGGTAAAGCAGGTGATATTGCTGATAAGGTAAGTGATGCTACTGCCATAGGTGGGATGAATCCTGATAAGTTAGCACCAAAGAATGCCTTGAACGGTATCAAGAGTGCATCTGATTTGAAAAAGAAAGGTGGATTCTCTAGTATTGCAGGTGCATTGAAGAAAGCAGAAAATGGAATTAATAACTTTGCTGATAGAGTAAATGATACTTTTGACAAAGGTCTGGGTGGATTTATTCAGAATGTAGCAGAAACCGTAACTGGTTTTGCCGCTGGTTTCATAGGAAACATAGTCAGTGGTGGTGTTGCTTTTAGTGCAGACAAGAAAAAAGAAGTATTAAAGAATCAATCTGATGGCACAGAGGAAGGTAGAAAGAAAGCAACTCAAGATATTCTAGCAAAATCTCCTAATGTCTCTGATAGAATGAAAACTATTATTGAGGAAGAGGGAGCAAAACATAATAACAATCAAGACTTCAAGAATGCAGTAGTTACAAGGGCAGAGAGAGAAGGAGTCGAGCAAAGTGAGATTGATGCAACTAGCAACGAGTTTGCAACAGTTGACAGTAAATTACAAGACCTTGATACCACAATTAGTGGAACTCTTGTTGTCGATGCAAGTATTTTTGATGAAGAAACTAGTTTGACCGCAGATAAAAATAAATGGTCTGGTAGAACAAGTGACGATGATGTATTTACCTATGTATCATCTGTAGAGGAACTTGACTTTGAACTTGCTTCAATAACAAGAGATATTACCGAAGTTGTTATTCATGCAACCGAAACAGTAAACAATAAGAACATTGGTGCGATTGAGATTAACAATATACACAATTCACTAGGGCATGATGGTATTGCATTCCATTATGTTATACGAAGAGATGGTAGACTACAAAGAGGAAGACCAGTAGACCAGAAGGGTGAACATGCTCCAACCAATGGACACAATGTTTACTCAATAGGTATTGTAATGGTAGGTGGTCTTCTAGCATCCGCAGGAAGTATCAACCCACTAGAGAATAAATCTTCTGGGTCATTTACTCAACCGCAGTTTGATACTCTAGAAAAGTTTCTTGCATCATTCTATAGAAAATTTCCAGGCGGTCAAGTATTTGGTCATGCAGATACAGATTTGAATGAAGAAGACCCATACTTCGATGTAGAAGATTATATTGAGTCTATCTTTAATAAGAAGAATACAAGTAAAGGAACAGATGCTCCATTGTCTCCTGCGGAGATTAACATACAATGACAACTAAAAAAGATAATTTTGAAATAAGAAAAGATAAACTAGGTGAAGGTCTAGAAGAGTCTTTGGGTGTTCCTCAACAGGGACAACAAGACGCAACTGGGTCATATCCTAGTCGTGACTACAACTTTGGGTCATCAATAAACAAAGCATCACGAGGAACAAAAGTAAATGAACTGTTTATCGGTGGTGGGGATTTTGGTGTTCCTCTTGGTATTACACCACAGAGACCTTCTCAATATCCTTATAACCAAGTCCAAGAAACATCATCTGGGCATGTCATTGAACTTGATGATACGCCAGGCGGTGAAAGAGTTCTCCTCAAACACCGTAAGGGTGCAGGTGTTGAAGTTCGTGCTGATGGTTCTGTTGTTATTTCTGCCGTTAATAATAAAGTGGAAGTTACAGGTGGAGACCAAACCGTTATCATCGAAGGACACGGTAATCTTATCTATCAAGGAAACCTGAATCTAAAAGTATCAGGTGATTATAATGTCGATGTCGGTGGTAACTATAATGTCAATGTGGCAGGTAACAAAGAGACCACAATCAAGGACAACAATAGAACAACAGTATTGAAAAATGTCCAGTATACCACACATGGTACAAGGACACATAAAACTATCGGTGATAATGTTAACCTTATGTTAGCAGATAATGTTCAGGCAGTCAATGGTAATCAGGCAAACCTTGTTGAAGGTACGATTGACATGGCATCTGAAGTCAGTATGCATCTATCATCAAAAGAGAGTCTGGTCGCAATATCTAAATCAACCAACCTAACAGGTGTGAATAATGTATCTGTTATGGGACAAGCAGGTTCGATTGGTGGTAAGACAGTTGACTTTACTGGTAGAGTATACATGGGTAATGAAGGTGAAACGGCAGAACTATCTGGTGCAATCTTCCATGGAACATTCAAAGGTATTGCTGACGAAGCAGTTGAATCATACAATGCTAATGTAGCAGGATTCGCAGAAGTAGCAGACCTTGCACATTCACAGTCATATGGTGAGGCTGCAACCTCTGGTTCTACAGTTGGAACTACACATGTCGCCGCAGATAAGACACAAGCGAGTATCACTGGTAAAGCACCAATTACTCCACCAGATGTTGTGGACTTTGGTACGACTGGAACATATGCGATTAAGACTGTAGTGGTTGATGCAGGAGACAGAATTCTGAATAGTATCACTCATACAGATGATTATAATGATGTGTTTAGATTTGTTCCAACTAATCAAGAGATTCGTTCTGCACTTAGGTCTCCAGTAAACAGAGATGATGTTGCATCTAGATTGGTTGCAGAAGGAAAACTTAATCCAAAATACAATAGTAAGATTCCACCTAAAGTTGGTAGAACTGCTAGTGGCAAAACAAAAGCAAAAAGATTTGGATTTACACCTCTAGGTAATTCGATACAAAATAGAGGTAAGAGGTTTACAACATGAGTAGAATATTAATTGACCCAATCTATAATCCACAGTTTCAGGTAGATATTAACTCCAATACTAAACTGGCATCTGGTATTACGATGGCAAAGTTTCTTGGTGCATATGGTGATAGAACATCATTTAATCATGAATCATTTAATTTTGTACGAAGACAGATAGCAAGAAATCTAGTATTACATGCTATGGCAATGAAGACAATTACTGAGAATCCGATACATTTTAATGATGTTCGATTGATTGTCAGTGAAGGTGTTCTGGATACAACAGAACCCACATATAGATTTGCTGACGATATATCATTACAAAAGTCCAAAGGAGAGTTGATATACTATCAAGTAATTGGACAGGATGGACTGATTGACTTTGAAAAGACCTTTGAGGTTGCAGAATATTGGAAAGACTTTATACAGTTTGAAAAGATTATTTTAGATTATGATGAGTATAATACAGACGAGAGTCTGACTGCATCCATAGGATTGCTCATGCCAAGTATTCCAGAAGACTTTGATGTCCAGTTTAAGAAAGAAGTAGAAACACAATTCAACAATCACATTCAGAGTAAAGGTGAGTTGATAGAAATTTTACCAAAAGATTCGTAAACCCTTATAAATAGTATCATGGCAACACGAAGAGCATTCGCACAAGAAGACGGTAATCTGCAAACGGCAACGGTTGCAACATCTCGTGTGCGTCAATATTCAGATATTGACCTTGCTTTCAAAGCAAAACCATCTTCTGGAGAAATCTTTAAGAAGAAGGATGCAGCTGCCGTAAAACAAGCAGTCAAAACTTTGGTTATGACAGATGTATTAGAAAAACCCTTTCTTCCTGATTTTGGGGGAGATGTAAGAGGACAACTGTTTGAATTAGCAGATAAAGGTAAGTCGAGTATTATTCGACAGAACATTGAGAAGACAATAAACTCATATGAACCCAGAGCAAAGATTCTGGATTTGAAGGTAGATTTACAACCTGATAGACACTCACTCAATGTGACAATAAAATTCGAAGTAGTAAACACTGAAGAGACAGTAGAATTTACTACGATATTGAATAGGTTAAGATAAGATGGCAACAACAATAAAATCAACCGCACTATCATTCGATGCGATTAAGAACAATCTAAAAACCTTTTTAGCAGATAAACCTGAGTTTAATGATTACAACTTTGAAGCATCTGGTCTGTCTAATATTCTGGATGTTCTTGCTTATAACACTCATTATAATGCATTGACTGCTAACTTTGCTCTTAACGAATCATTTCTAGGGACTGCACAACTTCGTAGTTCTCTAGTATCCCTTGCCGAAGGTATTGGATATATCCCAGACTCAAAGACTGCATCAAAAGCAGTATTGAATCTGAGTTTGAATCTATCTGGTGTGACTGGTAGACCATCTACATTACAGATTCCAGCTGGACTTAAATTTAATTCAGTGGTTGATGATGTCACTTATGTATTCCAAACTATTTCAGATATCAATGCCACAGATGATGGTAATGGTATCTACGAATTCAAAAATGCAGTTGGTAGTAAAAACATTGAAGTCTTTGAAGGTACAACTAGAACTAAGACTTTTCTTGTTTCGAAATCAACAGATAATCCAGTTTACATAATTCAAGATACAGAGTTAGATATCGATACCGCAGTAGTAAAGGTATTCGATACTCCTTCTAGTTCTGCATTTACTACATATTCAAACCTGTTGAAAGCAACTACTATTAATGCAAACTCAACAGTATACATTCTAAAAGAAGCACCTAATGGTAATTACGAATTATCTTTTGGTAATGGTGTAACTCTTGGTCGTGCGCCTAGTGATGGTGGTAAGATTACTATTACCTATATTGCTACCAATGGTGACGCAGGAGATACCGCAAAAGTATTTGAACCACAATCTAAAGTAGATGTCCTAGGAACTGGATATGACTTAACAGTTACAACTCATGCAAAAGCAGTGGGTGGTGGAGACAAAGAGAGTATTGAATCTATCCGACTCAATGCTCCATTCCAATATGCATCACAGAATAGAATGGTAACAAATAATGATTACTCTGCATTGGTGTTGAAAAACTTCTCAACTCTAATTAAAGATATTCAAGCATTTGGTGGAGAAGATGCACTTGAACCAGAGTTCGGTGCAGTATTCCTTTCTGTATTGTTTAACGATGATGTTAGTGCAGTAACAATATCAGATACAAAGAGTCAGATACAAGACCTTGCAAGACAATTATCAGTTGCGTCATTCAAACTTAGATTTATTGACCCAATCAAAACATTTATAGAATGTAAGACATTCTTCCAGTTCAATCAGAATCTAACACAATTATCTCGTAACACAATTCAGGATAGTGTCAATACAGTTATTACAAATTATTTTACTACTAATACTGGTAGGTTCGGACAATCATTTAGAAGGTCAAATCTATTATCATTGATTGATGAGTCCTCTCCTGCAATCCTATCATCTCGTATGGAAGTTAGAATGCAGAGAAGATTTGTTCCAACACTTACAGTAAAGCAAGACCATAAAATTAGATACGCCGCAGAGATTGCTGAAGCAGATGATAAAGTATATGTTATCGAATCAAACGGATTTACTTTCAAAAATAAAAACTGTATTCTTAGAAACAAACTAGGTTCGAATAAACTAGAAGTATTCAATGCAGAAGACAAGAAAATCGAAATTGATAACGCAGGTGACTTTAGTGGTGACACTGTAAATATCGTTGGTCTTACTGTTGATAACTTTATTGGTGCTGACCAATTTATTAAACTATCTGCAACTCCTGCAAATCAGAGTGCAGTAACACCATTGAGAGAAGATATCATTGAGTTCGATGTATCACAATCATTTACTAAGATTGTTGATGTTGACCCTAATGTGACAAGTTAAGATGCCTCATAAACAAGACGATACACTCAAGGACTTAAATAGGAGAGAGATTGCTTTTCCTAAAGACTCTATTAAAGAGATTCTTCCGCAATTCTTTCGTACTGAATATCCTAAACTGATTACTCTGTTAGATGAGTATTATCATTATCAAGATGATGATTCTTCACCTACAAGACTAATCAATGAGTTGTTCTATAATAGAGACATCACTCAAACAGATTTAGATTTACTTGAGTATATTGAAGATGAACTGCTTTTGGGTCAAGCATACTTCGAAGGATTTGCTGATAAAAGAGCAGCTGCCAAATACTCGAACACACTGTATCGTTCTAAGGGAACTAAGTATTCTATTGAACAGTTCTTTAGAACTTTCTTTAGTATTGACCCAGAAGTCATATACACAAAGGAACAAGTATTCAAACTGAATGGTGGGGATGACTTTAGGGAGATAGAACTTGAAGCACTTGAAGAAGCATCAAAGGGTTCTCCTGCTTTTCCTGCTACAGAATACGGTCAATTAGATAGTGATGGTGCAAGAACGAAGTACCAAACCTACCTAAAAGATAATTATAGAGCAACATCACAAATTGGATTTAACTCACAGAAGTTTTTAACTAACAATAAACTGTATCAACAGTTTGCTATTCTGGTGCGTTCTGAATTATCTCAGAGTGAATGGATTCAACCATATAAGTTATTTGTTCATCCAGCTGGGATGTTTATTGGTTCGGAAGTGCAGATTATATCATCTAAGGAAGATACAATCACTGCACCTAATGTTGTTATTGAACCACCACCCCCAGTGGCAATTACAGGGGTTGTATCATTGGCAGACACGGCAGTATCAGATGTAACATCATTGGTTGATGATTTCAATGTGGATTCGGCAGGTATTAAGTCTAGAATTAGAACAGAATTCTTTAACCTAAATAAATTGTCTAGTAAAACAATTAATGAGATTAATTTACAGTATAGTTCACTTCGTGAAGCACAAATCGCATCTTCACCGACACTGGACGATACAAGTATAGATTTCTCTAACAATTTTGACTTCGAAACTATAGACCAAGACAGACATGTATTCTATAGTGCGGATTCTGACCAATATCTACTAAATTTAGGTCATCTCAGTTAGAAAAGTAGTATAAATAGAGTAAAGTATATTATAGGTTTATAAATGGCAAAGCAAAATCTGAATAGAGGGACAACGGCAAATGACGGAACTGGGGATAGTCTCAGAGTTGCCGCCCAGAAGATAAACGAGAATTTCACAGAACTTTATGCTAAGTTCGGTGGAGATAGTCTCAGTGCGACAGTAACTTTGACTGCCGAAGGGGTAGTATTCGAAGGAAGTTCTGCTGACTCTAATGAAACCACTTTACATGCCATTAACCCTACACAAGATAACTTTGTCTATATTGCTGACGATTCTGGAACATTAGTTCTTGATTCTTGCGCTCAGACTTTGACTAACAAAACAATTTTAGAACCCACACTTACTACACCTAAAATTAGAGATGTAGATTCAAGTCATACATACAATATTCAAGTGGGTGGATTATCTGCTAATACAAATCTTAATATTCCTTCTTTGTCAGACAGTGACACATTTGTATTAGCAAATACAACACAAACACTAACAAACAAAACTATCGATGGTTTATCATTTAATAACGCAAAGATTGGTGGTATCAATCTAGGTTCAGTATTCTTTGATAGTGCATCAAACGAAGCATTTACATTCACTAGAGTTGCAAGTGCGGTAAACCATATTGATTTCAAAAACAACTCAACTACTAATAGTCCAAGAATTAGTGCGGTAGGTGACGATACTAATGTCTCACTTGAACTTGCAAGTAAAGGAACAGAGACAATACATTTAGTAACTGCTACTTCTGTTGAGAAAGGAACAGACATCACAGGTAATACTGCGATTCAATTAACACAACCACACACAGTATTCAATAGTGGTTCACAAATTGTTCCTACATTAGCAGATGGAACTGAAACAGGAACTTTACTATTTTTGAGTAATGTAAACAGTGGACAAGCAAGAGTTACTCCTTCAGGAGCATCATCTAATATTCAGGGAGTTAGCACAGGTAGTGGATATATTCAAATAGACCAAGGTGAAGGATGTATCTTAGTATGGAACACAGGAGAAGGTAAGTGGTTTATGGTCGGTAATAACGGAACTACTTTTGTAAACTAGGTAAATTAAAATGGCAATTTTAACAACGAAACAGAAAAAACTGACAATCGAACAATTGATTGCAGACTTTGATTCATCCGCAAATGAATACTATATTGGTATTGGTAAGTCAGAAGACTGGAATGATTCAGATGTAGCACCAACTACTCTTTCTACTTTGTATGAAGAAGAAGCATTCAGAGATGGATTGCAATCTATCAAGCAAGTCGTTGATAGAACTTTTGTTGTGCCAAGATATAACTGGTCATCTGGTGCGATTTATTCTGCATATGATGATAAGCAAGTAGGATATCCTACTCAGACATACTATGTCATGAATGACAACAACCAAGTTTACATTTGTTTACAACAATCAAAAGATGCTACAGGTGCTTCTCAACCATCAACAGTACAACCAACTGGTAACACAACTGGTACTGCGTTTGCTACGGCAGATGGTTATATCTGGAAGTTTGCTTATTCAATCTCTGCGATTGATGCTAACAAGTTTGTCGCCGCAAACTTTATTCCAGTAAAGAAACAACTTGCTACTGACTCAAGTTCACAAGCATCTGATATCGAACAGTTCACTGTACAGAATAATTCAGTAAAAGGACAGATACTTGGATTTGCTATTGACTCAGGTGGAGCAGGATATACTTCAAACCCAACACTAACAGTAAATGCATATGGATATGATAGTGCATTAGGATTCAGAGGTACTGATTCCGCAGGTGGGGGTGCTAACCTTACTGGAACTACACTTCTTGAAGTTGCTAAAGGTGGGTTAACTATCTCTGGTGGTATCGTAGTAAAAGCAGAAATCATTGACTCCTCTGGAACACTCGCATTCGGAAGTGGAATGAGAAAAGCAACCGTATCAGTAACAGGTGGTGGAACACCAAGCAAACCTGCATCTATCAGACCTATCTTCGGATGTCCAGATGGTATGGGTGCTGACCCAAGAGATGATTTGAAATCAACTGGACTTATGATGTCTATTAAGGCAACTGGTTCAGAAACTACAGATGGTCAAGCAGACTTTGTGATAGGTAATGACTTCAGACAAGTGGGTATTATAAGAAACCCAATTCAAACGGATTCATCTGGTGCTAATGGTATTGGATACACCGAATCAACAGGTCTTGCACTGAAACAACTTAAATTGTCGGCAGTAACTCAAACCTTTACTGCTGATAATACTATTGTTGGTGGAACTAGTGGTGTAAAAGCACTCATAGATAAAGTGGATTCATCTAATATATTTTATCATCAAACAAAGGCAACTGGATATGGTGACTTTAGTGGTGGTGAAGCAATAACAGAAACAAACGGTAATGGAGCAGGAACTTTAACTTCAACTGCTTCTGATTTACCATTTGTTAAACCAGAGATTGATACTCGTGACGGTGAAATACTCTATGTTGATAATAGAGCATCGGTGACTCGTGCAAGTGACCAAACTGAAGATATCAAAGTCGTAATACAAATTTAGGGTATAGAAGATGCCAAAGACATTTACAGAATCAGTTTTCTCATCTACTTACAAAGATGACTTTATTGATAGTGATAACTATCACAGAATTCTATTTAATTCTGGTAGAGCATTACAAGCAAGAGAGTTAACTCAACTACAGACTATTATTCAAGAAGAGATTGCACGATTTGGTCGTAATATCTTCAAGGAAGGTGCTTCTGTAAACCCAGGCGGGCCTACTATCACTAGTGATTATGAGTTCGTTAAAATTGCATCTACAAACATTCCTACAGATACATCAACTCTGATTGGTACAACTATTACACAATCTGGTGGAACAAACGATACAGTTCAAGCAAAGATTCTACAATTTGTTGGAGCAGAAGGTTCTGACCCAGACACACTTTATGTTCAGTATATTAATACTTCTGGTGCAGGACAATCAAATGCTAACCCAGTAAGATTTAATTCAGGAGCAACCCTAACAGGGCCTGCATCTGGTAACCTTACTGTTCAATCAGTAGACACAACTGCAAACCCTGCCACTGGTAGAGGTTGTTTGATTGCAAACGGAGCAGGTGACTTCTTTGCTCGTGGACACTTTGTCTTTGCTAAAGCACAAAAGATTCTACTTTCTAAGTATACAAGATTCCCAACTAAAGTTGTTGGTTTCAAAATAACAGAAGACATTGTTACTTCTGCTGACGATAATGCACTATTTGATAATCAGGGTGCAGTGCCTAACTTGTCATCGCCTGGTGCTGACCGATACAGAATTCAACTTACTTTAACAACAAAAGACCAAATTGCAAATGATGAAAACTTTGTTTACTACTGTGATGTAGTAGATGGTAATATTGTTGACCAAGTAACTGGTGCAGACCAATACAATAAAATTAACGAACTTCTAGCACAAAGAACTTTCGATGAATCAGGTAATTACATCGTTAAAAACTTTGATGCTGACTATGCTGATTCAGGTACAAACCTCATCGCATCAATCGGTGATGGTGTTGCCTATATTAATGGTTATCGTGGTGCTACAGAGAAACCCACAAAACTTACCATTCCAAAACCTAGAACTACTATCACAAATACCAATGAGAATGTAGGTATTAACTACGGTCAATATATTAATGTTGAAGGTGGTGCTGATATTTCTGGTGACTTGTCAGATGCTACATTCGAGCAGTTAGTATTGGTCGATTCCGCAGGAACAAATGCTAAACTAGGTGGGTCAGGTAACGATGGTAAAATCGGAACTGCTAGATTAAGATATCTAGAAGAAGATGGTACTGACCATAAAGCATATCTATTTGATATTCAAATGGATGCAGGTAAATCATTCCGTAATACTAAAATGATTGCAAGGGTTGGAGAGACCAATCAGTTTGCCAAGGTTGTACTTGAGAATTCTAAGTGTGTTCTAAAAGAATCACAAAAAGTAAACCTATTATATCCTACACCTAATCCAAGACCTAAGTCTGTTACAGATGTAGACTTTGAAGTTCAGAGAGTATTTACTGACTTATCACCTACTGGTGGTAACCTTACCAGTTCATTATCTGTTACAGGTGAAGCATTTGCATCAAAAGATTCTTGGGTTGTAATTAGAGGTGATGGTACGAATGGACAAACAGTTGTTAGTCCTACAATCACTATTACAGGTAATACCTCTTTTACAATATCAGGGGGAACTCCTGCTATTTCAGGTTCGACTGGGACATATACAGTATACGCAAAAGTTCAGAAAAGTCAACCAACACTTATTACAAAAACACTTACCACTGTAGAAGCAGGTATAACCTCAACTGGTACTGAAATCAATTTACATAGAGCAGACCTGTTCGATGTTGAATATATCAGACAGGATTCGGCAAATGGTACTGATGTCTCTAACCTCTTTACTATTGATAATGGTCAGAGAGCAGGTTTCTATGACAATGCAAGATTGAAGTTGAACGCAGGTTCGACTATGCCTTCTACAACTTTCTATAAGTTCAGGCATTTCTTACATGGTAATGGTGACTACATGTCAGTTAATTCATATACTGGTCAAGTAGACTATGAAGATATTCCAAACTTCTCTTCACCTAGAAAACAAACTATCAATTTGCGTGATGTGATTGACTTCCGTCCAATTGTTGATTCTGATGGTAACTTCAGTGGAACAAGAGCAATTGCTATTGAACCACCTACAAGTTCTGACCTCTTTCAGGCAGATATCGAATATTATCAACCTCGTGCTGATAAGATTGTAGTAACTACCGATGGTGTAATCAAACATATTCAAGGACAAGATGGATTCGGTTCACAAGTTCCAGATACTCCTGAGAATACATTAGGATTGTATGACCTAGAATTAAATGCATATGGTCTACATGACTCTGACTTGGTATCAACACCAATCAGAGCAAAAAGATTCAGAATGCAAGACATTGAGAAGATTGAAAACAGAATTGATAAACTAGAAGAAGTAACATCTCTAAGTCTTCTTGAGAACTCTACTGACTCATTGTTGGTATTGGATGGTTCTGGTAATGTCAGAACTAAATCAGGATTCTTTGTTGATAACTTTGTAGACAGAAACTTCTCAGATACAACTAACTCAGAATACAGAGCAGGTATTGACCCTTCAAGAGGAATACTACAACCTGCTACCTTTGAAGATAATATTGGTTTAGTATATGACTCAGATAAGTCATCAAACACTATCTTGAAAGGTGACACAATATACTTGAAGCACACTGAAGTTCAAGCAATAGCACAAGAACTCGTATCAGGAACAGAGAATGTAAACCCATTTGCGGTTATTACTGGTGAAGGTAATATTACTCTATCACCTGCCACTGACGAATGGACACAAACAAAATATGCTCCTGCAAATGTAATTAATAAGACTGCTGAAGAAACACTTCCAGACCTTAACGAAGGTAATCTAGCATTAGGAACTGCTCGTAACAGAGGATTTGGACAATGGGCATGGAGTGGATTCTCCTTTGTTCCGTTGATTGGATTTGGTTTTATTCCAGGCCTCAATATTTTTGGTGGTTGGGCAAACTGGATTACATGGAACAATAATGGTGTTTCTCAAACAAGAACTCAAAGAGTTGGTAGAAACATAGTAAGAAGTTACGAACAAAGAGTGGTCGTTGGTAGTAGAACCGTAAGAAAGGTTGTTGGTGATAGGTCTGTATCTCTAACATTCTTACCGTTTATCCGTTCAAGAAAACTATTCTTTAAGGCAGAAGGTCTTAGACCAAACACTAGATACTTCCCATTCTTTGATGGTAAAGCAGTTGATAACTTTGTAAGAGAAGAAACTTTCAAAAGACATACTGAAGCACAACAACAAGCAAACCAATTGAAGTATGGTAATAAGTATAGAAATTCTACAGAACACCCACAGACTAAATCTAACCTAATCTCAGACGGTAATGGTGAGATTGCAGGGTCGTTCTTTATTCCTTCGTCAAAAACAAACAGATTCCGTGCAGGAACTCGTGAGTTCAAACTTCTAGATGTAAGTGTGGACAATGGTAGTGAACTGTCAAGTGCATCTGCAAACTATGTTGCACAGGGAACTCTGGATACAAGACAGGAAACAATTACATCAACTCGTATTACTCAGGTAAGAACACGAAGATGGACTGAGACTCAAAGGGTAAGAAGAAGAGACCCACTTGCTCAGTCCTTTGCCGTGACTACTCCTAGTGGAATGTTTGTCACCGCAGTAGAATGTTTCTTTGCAAGTAAAGATGCTGATGTTCCTGTAGAACTTCAAATCAGACCTATGGTAAATGGTTCTCCATCTGCTACTGATATTATCGGTAATGCGATTAAGTTCCTTGCGCCTGGTAGTGTAAACACAACTGCCGTATCTGGTGCAACACAAGCAACTGTAGTTGCTAACCCAACTAAGTTTACTTTTGATGAACCAATCTTTTTGAATCCAGATACAGAATATGCTATTGTTCTGTTGGCAGAATCAATTGAATATAATGCGTATGTGGCAGAAACATATGCCTTTGAATTAGGTTCAACAGAGAAAAGAATTAGCAGACAACCTTCTATGGGTTCATTGTTCAAATCACAGAACGGAACAACATGGGAGCCTGACCAGACTAAAGACTTGATGTTCAGAATTTACAGAGCAGACTTTGACACTAACGGTGGTTATGCAGTATTCGAAAACGCAAGTGTTGAAGAAGATGCTCTAGAAAATAATGGTCTATACCTTGACCACAGTAATAATAAGATGACTGTGTTGATGCCTAACCATGGATATGATGTAGGTGATACAGTCAACATTGAACAACTAGATAGTGAAAACTATGCTACCTTCGGTCTTGCAGGAAATACATTAACTGGTAGTGCTAAAACAATCACTGCTGTAGATGGATTTGGATTCCAGTTTACTCAATCAGGTGGAACTTCAAGTGGTAGATTTGGTGGAACTAATATTGCTGTAGACAGACAGATTCAGTTTGATACTGCTATTCCTCAGTTCACTACAATGATACCTGAAGATACTACACTTAACTATAATGCTAAGTTTACTACTGGAACATCTCTTGCGAAAGTTACTGGTAACCAAGTAAGATATCAAAAGGATGCTAACTATAGTGCAGATATTGTTATCAATGATGAGAATAGATTTGATGCTCCAAGATTGATTGCAAAAGATTCAAACGAGACTGCAAACTTAGGTGCAGGTGTTAGGTCAACCACATTTAAGGTTGATATGACTTCTGCAAGAAGTAGTGTATCTCCAGTAATTGATGCACAAAGAGCATCATTGTCTACTCAGGGCAACCAAATTGATAAACAGGCAAATAGTGCAGGAAGTGGATTAAATGTTCCGTTGAACTATCAAGCAGAGACTTCTGCCTTTGGTGGGTCTACACTAGCAAAACATATGACCACAGTTCAGACTCTAGAAGAGACTGCTGTTGGTCTGAAGATTCTTGTATCTTGTATGAGACCTAGTGAAGCAAACTTTAGATTGTTCTATAGAACTGCCGCCTCAGATGAGAATTTGATTGATAAAGATTTCATTGAGCAATCGGCAGAACAAACAATTGCACCAGATGCAGAGAACTTTAGAGAATATCGTTTCTTAGCAGGTGGTAATGGTGGAACACTAGATGACTTCACTCAGTATCAAGTTAAGATTGTGATGGAATCAACTAACACATCTAGAATACCAATATTTAAGGACTTGCGTGTAATCGCAATGGCAACATAATGTCAAAATTGGTAATGGTAGATGGAAATGATGGACTCGCAAGAACACCATCTGGGGGCATTGTTAATATAAATAAAGAAGAGATTAACACTGCAAAAGAAGCAAAAAGAAAGAGATTAGCAAAAGAAGAAGAGTTTGAAACACTAAAACAAGATGTCGAGGATATCAAAACTCTCCTTCATAAACTTGTAGAGAAACTATAATGGCAACTAACGCACCAACACAAGTAATCATTACTGATACTTTCAGTCAACAAGTCGATAAGATTAACACTATATCTTTGGATTTAGGTGCGACTGGTCGTTTACTGACGAATCAAGATTCAGATACTATCTCTGCAATCAACGAACATGACAGTGCTATTCGTGGTACTAATACTGGTCTCGTTGCTAATGTTTTAACAACAACAAAAAAGAATTTAGTTGATGCTATAAACGAATTAGATAGTGATATTGGTGCAAACCCTGCATCGACTTTGACTACAACTGCAAAGACAATCACAGGTTCATTGAATGAACTAGACAGTGATGTAGGGGTTATCGCATCTTTATCAACAACAGATAAATCAAGTATCGTTGCATCAATCAATGAATTATTTACTTCTGTTAATGTAGATTCAGATGGTAAAAACGCACACCTAGATACTGTTGGTGTCATGGAGTCTCTAGAAAATCTTGACTCCGCAGTAGGTAATCTTGCTTTCGGAACAACATTCCCTGCTTCAGTTGTAGACTTAACAACTGCTGTTAATAATGTAAGAGCAGACTTATCTTTATTAGACAGTGATAATACTTCACTTGAAGGAAGACTGGGTACACTCGCAAACTTGGACTCTGCGTTTATTGGCACAGAAAGAACAAGTATGGTAAACGCACTAAACGCATTGAGGGCAGATATCGCACTAATCTTTGATGAGAATGGCACTCAACTTAATTGATGACAGGGGCAAATTATGAGTTATGGCAATGCCATTCCAATCAGACTCAAGGACTCTTCTGATGTCACTAAGGGTTTCCAGAGACTAGATTCATCTGACGAAAATTTTATCGCCCACAAAGTAGGGCCTGCCTTACTACAGTCCGATTCTAATGACCATGGTGCATTGGGTGTATTCCAATATGATAGCACTGCTCTAAACCTTGGGTCTCTCACAAATACAAGATTTACTACCGCAGTAGGTACAGGTGGTGATGGTTCTCTTACCATTACAACAGACACTACTACTCTTTTTAGAACAAACAGACAATCTACTGTTCCGATTTCAAGTCAAATCGGTAGTACAAATCATGTTCATCCTGCATCTACTGATTCAGATGGTAAAGGTAGAATGGTCATCGCAGAAATGTCTGACGATAACTATAATGCTTTTACTGACCGTGTTCTTGGTAAAATTATTGACCAAGACCTGATTGGTTCTTATAAACTTGCTACTGGAAGTTCTAGTGGTGGAAGTCAATCAGGATATACCGAAGTTATACCTGATTTCTTTGGTGATACTATTCGAGATTCAGATGCTAATGATTCTAATGCCATCAACACACTTAATTATAGTATTTGGCAAAGAACTTCTGGTACTACAACACCGCCTGCTAAAAGACCTGTGTTCTTTAAGAGAGGTGATAGTGATGAGAGACCAGTTCCTAATGTTAGATTCTACATGGATTCAACTGCATCACATGATAGTGCAGGTAGTTTGAATCCTGCATTTCAATTCCAAAGAAGTGATTTACTTCTCAGACCAGTAGCAGGATTCTTAAATGCTACCTCTTCAGATAGTGCAGGAGTAAATTCACATTTCTCTCTTGCACCAGACAAGAAGACTCTAACTAAATTATTTGGTCAACACAGAAATGACTCCGCAGGTGGGTCTAGGATGTCAAGATTTAAGACTGCCTATCTAAGAACTGATAATACTCTCTTAGGGTCATTATATAATCTGCCAATTAGTAAATTTGATTCAGATATCACTTACTTCTCAAGAAGGTCGGATTCAGATGCCGCTGGTCATGCTGAAAACTTGTTGCGTGGTGTTAAGATTAAGACTAAAAGGTTTTCAAATGTGGCAGCCTATGGTGGTGTTGC